CGTGGCGTAAGTGTCTGAAGTGGTCAATAAGCCAGAGTAAACATTCACTGGCTTGGCCAAGAACGAAGCTATATCAATATTAGCTCCAGTCCTGGCACTGTCCAGAAGTGAACTGTTCAAAGGAACATACTTCACTATCTGGGTAATGGGAGTCTCCGCATCTACGGAGTCTGAGGTGGTTGTCCCTCCAAGAGCTGGAGTTTGAGACGTCCTCTGCGTCTCAAATGCGGACTGGTCTGTGAGACCAACACTGTCAACACTTGTAGCGGTACTATCATAAATCTCATGGTGCACCAACCGATGAGATATTCCCGAATTTCCTGGATTTGACTGGGGCTGCCAGCAAGCCATCCTGGAAGTAGGCCTAAATAGGCCAGCTTGTTCTTCTTCAAAGCGTCCGCCCTCAGTTTGATTGTTCGGGTTTTTGTATCTGAGTTCGTCGTAATCAGTGAAGAAGCGAGTTTCGAGAATAGTACCCCGATCCCTGCTTTGTACAGATCTAAATACTGCTAGGTAATCGGTGACTCCTGGCTTCCCGAGGCCAGGACATTCCTCAATAGCGGACATGAGGATTTTACGCCACTTGGTGTAGGTCTCTTTGCCATGAAGGCTGAGCTCCTCGAGAAAAATTTTGCAATTGTTCTCTGTGTCACCAAGATAGTTTGGACCTGACTGTGTCCAATTTATAAGATCTAATATGGCATCCATTTCTAAGGGTGCCACAATTCTCCCGGTAAGATCATGCAACTTGAATGAACGCTTCAAGAGGGTTATCTCAGAGAGATTCCTCATGGTGTCGGAAAATTCAGTTTTGTTCTTATCCTCGGGAGTATAGACTTGGCCGATAGACGCCATAGCCCTTTGTAGGTTCTTCTCGTTAAACAGATGAAGCACATCTGGATGAACGGAGAACGCATTATCATCACCCAGTACGGCCAAATACACGTATTTATTAAAATCGTGTGCCGTCAACTGGGGACAAAGCCTTAACCAACACAATCTGAAATTCATGTGATTGGCAAGACAATTGAAA